ACCCTGTAGTTGATCCAGTAGTAGGCTTTGTTGACTGGAACACTTACATCAACAGGATGTTCTTAGAGATAGATGGTTATCAAGTGCTGTGTTACAAATGCCATGCTGACAAAACAGCGGCAGAACGTAAGCGGAGAAAGAAATGACAAACCTAAGGGAAACAGCTCAAGACAGAACGCGTGAGAAAAAACTTCTTCGTATCATGTCCGAACATCTAGGCTGTAGCTTTTGGCAAAACCCTAATTTAGTTAAGTATCGGTTAGACGGTTGGTTTTACAATGAGTCTTACAACGGGTCTTGCAAAGGAGACATGATAGGCTGGGCAGAGTGTAAATGGTATGGAGATAACAAGACTGCTTTTTGCGCGTTAAATGTTCCAAAATACATGGAACTAATAAACCTAAGCAGCCTTACTAAACTTCCTAGTTATTTTATATTCAGAGAACAAGGAAGGTGGGGATACTTGATACTGCACAATGGCGTTCAAACAATTGCAGAGTTTACTGTCGTTCAAACAGGTGGTACACCAAAAGGAAGAACACCTAATCCAGACGACATAGAACCTCTAATAAAGTTTGACAAAAGCTATGTGCAATGGCAGTTAGCAGGAGACGAATAATGACTAAACACTTAGTGATACCAGACACACAAGTAAAGCCAGACCAGTCTGTCGATCATCTTCGCTGGGCTGGTCAGTACGCAGCAGAGAAGAAGCCAGAAGTTATTATTCACATTGGCGATCATTGGGACATGCCTAGCCTCAGCAGCTATGACGTAGGCAAGAAAAGCTTTGAAGGTAGACGTTACATCAAAGACATCGAAGCAGGTATAGCAGGCATGGAAGCCTTTTTAGAGCCTATACGAACTGAGCAGGCACGTCTGAAGCATAACAAGTGGAAGCAGTGGAACCCTCGTATGGTGTTTACACTAGGCAACCACGAGAACCGCATCACACGCGCTGTAGAGTCTGACCCAAAGTTAGACGGTCTGCTGAAGTTTGAAGACTTGAAGCTTGAAGAGATGGGCTGGGAAGTTATACCGTTTCTACAGCCAGTGGTTATTGACGGCATAGCCTATTGCCACTACTTCACCAGCGGTGTCATGGGCAGACCTGTCAGCAGTGCCAAGCTGATGTTAACTAAGAAGTACATGAGCTGTGTTATGGGACACGTCCAAGACAGAGACATAGCCTACGGACGCAAAGCAGATGGCACTAACATGCTTGGTTTGTTTGCTGGCATCTACTATAGACACGACGAAGACTACTTGACACCACAGACCAACGGAAGCTGGGCAGGTATCTGGATGTTGAATGAAGTAGCCAACGGAGGTTGTGACGAGTTACCAGTTAGTATAAACTATCTGCAACAACGCTACGGAGATTAGCAATGTCATTGACTTATTATGAGCTGCTAGATAGAATGGAACAGTTGGACGAGATTACGTTAGTAGAGATACTGGAGCTAACATCTAAGGAAATAGTTGCAGCTTTTTCAGATAGAATAAACGATAATTTTTATGAATTAGTAGAGGATTTTGAAGATGAGCATTAACTCAGCAACACCAGAAATGTGGGACGCACTGCGTAAGAAGCATTCACCTATTGAGAACAATCCACTAACAAACGCACTAAATAGCTACGCAGCAGAAGCAGAGGAAGAGCGTTGGGTAGACGAGTCGCTAGAGGAAATAATTGCTAGGGAAGAGGAAGAAGAAGATGTAGTCAACAACCCTGACCATTACAACACAGGCAACATAGAGTGTATTGATGCAATAGAGGAGTCCATGTCCAGTGTTGCATTCAAAGGCTATCTCAAAGGCAACTGCATGAAGTACCTGTGGCGCTATGACTACAAAGGCAAGCAGGTAGAAGACTTAAAGAAAGCTGGTTGGTACTTAAACAAGTTAACAAAGATGGTTGTAGAGGAGAATAAATAATGGATCAGTACCAACAGTTTATACACAAGAGTCGCTACGCACGTTGGATGCCAGAAGAGAAACGCCGTGAACGCTGGGACGAAACAGTCAACCGCTATGTAAACTTCTGGGTTGATCGTGGTCAGCTAGATGACAAGACAGCACTAAAGCTTTTTAACGCTATCCACAACTTAGATGTTATGCCGTCTATGCGCTGTATGATGACAGCAGGGCCAGCACTGGCTAAGGACAACGTAGCAGGCTTCAATTGTAGTTATTTACATATTGACTCACCGCGTAGCTTTGACGAGCTTATGTACGTTCTCATGTGTGGCACAGGAGTAGGCTTCAGCGTAGAGCGTAACTTCATTAACAAGCTCCCTGTAGTGGCTGAGACATTCCACCCAACGGACAGCGTCATTGTCGTAAGCGACAGCAAGATTGGCTGGGCTTCAGCGTTTCGTGAACTAATCAGTCTGTTGTATGCTGGTAAAATCCCTAAGTGGGACATGCACAAGATTAGACCTGCTGGCGCTCGACTGAAGACTTTTGGCGGTCGTGCAAGCGGCCCTGATCCGTTGATTGATCTGTTCAATTTCTGTGTTGGTGTGTTCCAGAAGTCTGCAGGACGTAAGCTCACGAGCATCGAGTGCCATGACATCTGCTGTAAAATAGCGGACATTGTAGTGGTCGGCGGTGTGCGTAGATCAGCATTGATTAGCTTGTCTAACTTGTCAGACCCGCGTATGGCGAAAGCTAAATATGGCAACTGGTGGGACACAGAAGGGCAGCGTAGGCTTGCTAACAACTCTGTAGCCTACACAGAGAAGCCAGACTTTGAATCGTTCTTGTCAGAGATGCAGAGCATGTACGAAAGCAGAGCAGGTGAGCGTGGTATCTTCAGCCGTGTAGCAGCTAAGAACATTGCAGCCCGTAACGGACGCAGAGACGCTGATCAAGACTTTGGCACTAACCCATGCTCTGAGATCATCCTGCGCTCTAACCAGTTCTGTAACCTCTCAGAGATCGTTGTACGCGCAGAAGACACGCTGGACACACTGAAGGCTAAGGCAGAAGTAGCAGCGATCATAGGCACGTTACAAGCCACTCTGACAGACTTCCGTTACCTGCGTAGCTGCTGGAAGAAGAACACAGAAGAAGAAGCTCTGCTGGGCGTTAGCATGACAGGTATTATGGATCATTATCTATTAGGTAAAAGCTCTCCAGACTTGTCTAAGTGGTTGGAGGAGATACGAGATGTGGCTGTGGCAACTAACAAGAAGTGGGCTGTTAAACTTGGCATCAATCAGTCTGCGGCTATTACATGCGTTAAGCCAAGCGGTACTGTTTCTCAGCTTGTCGATTCTGCTTCTGGCATTCACCCTCGCTTTTCTGAGTATTACATTCGCAGGGTACGTTCAGACAAGAAAGACCCACTTGCAGCGTTTATGTCAGCAAAAGGTTTCCCAGTAGAACAAGATGTAATGAGTGAAGCGTCTCTAGTGTTTGGCTTCCCTGTTAAAGCACCGAAGGGTGGCACAACAGTTAAGCAAGTAGGCGCTATGCAGCAGCTACAGCTATGGAAGGACTATCAGAACTTCTGGTGTGAACATAAGCCAAGTATTACTGTGTACTATACGGACAGCGAGTTCTTGCAAGTAGCTCAGTGGATATGGGAGAACTTTGACATCTGTAGTGGTATTAGCTTGTTGCCAGTGAGTGATCATATTTATCAGCAAGCTCCGTATGAAGACATCACTGCTGAGAAGTACAAGGAACTACTAGCGGCTATGCCTGTAGATATTGACTGGGAAGACCTGAAGTACTTTGAAGAAGAAGATAATACAACAGGGTCTCAAGAGTTAGCGTGTGTTGGTGGAGCTTGTGAGATAGTGTAGCTTATAATTAACATTGTACATTGTATGAAACAAAAGCCCTATAGAGTGTTCTATAGGGCTTTTTTATTACTCTCCTCTAAAATAATTCCTGACTTCTGCTTGTTCTTCTGTGCTTAAATTATCTATAAAATCACTTACAAGAAACGTAGCAGCTTTCTCCCTCAAAGCGTCACTCTTAAACTTAGTCTTCTCAAAAGCAAGCAATTTGTTTACAGCCTTGGGGTTGTGAGACATCTTTGCCAGTACTACAGGAGCAGTTAAAATAGTAGCCGCACTCAGGACTGCTACTGGCCCTCCCGCATAGACACCAGCTCCTGCCAAGAAACTAGCCCCTGTAGAGACTGCACCATATTCCTTGGCGCGTAGCATCAGAGTTCCAAAGTTGCTTTCTGGCTTCTTAGAAGCTTCTGACATTAAGTTAAAAAGCTGCTTAACTTGATTGTAGTCCTCTCCCACAATAGCCTTTAAACGAGCAGCTTGTGCTGGCTTAGAGAACTGAGACGCTAGTCTTGCGTAGTCTTCTATGTTAAACGCTTCTTGCTGTAGATTAGGCATTAAGTTTTTAAGAAAAGACTGCTTTACGGCCTGACGAGCGTCTGCTGCCGTAGCATATCCTATGTCAGCAACTCCTTCGCCACTCTTGGCTATTTGAGCGTAGGCATTATCAATACTTTTCATAAAGTTGTTTATCTTGCTTACATTGGTTTGATCAACTAACATCTTACCTAACTGATCGTAATTGGTTTTTTCAGCACTCTTTATAAAATTCTTATTAATGTCTGGAAGTAAACCAGTTCTTCCTTCTTTGTAAGCGCTTTTCAGGGCAGCATATTCGTTAGCTGCTTTAGGGTCTGCTTGTTTTAAAATATTAATAAATGAGTCTTTTAAAATATCAGTGAGTTCTCCAAGCTCTCTATCTGCTACAGTATTGTAGTTCTTTGAGTTGATGTCGCCAAAGTTACGAATCTGAGTAGAGATTTGCTTGTCTAATTTTAAAAGCGCGTCAGCAGACATGTTTCCAAGCTCTAGCGGCCCTTTCAGTAATTGGTTTACATAATTAACAGTGTCTGGGTCGAGCATAGAAATTCTTTTCTTTGCCTGAACTTCTACGCCGTTCTTTAAAACAGTTCCTGTAGTTACTTCACTGTTGTCTTGTAAAAACTTAGATAGTTGTTTTTTCAGATCAGTAGTGTTAACCCTGTTATTTTTGACAGAAGCTGTAATAGTATCTAAACCAGCTCCGTAGTTATCACTAAGAGCTTTTCTGCCAGCGCTAATAATATCAAACATAGCTTCGCCTAGCTTATCTGGAGAGTCCCCCAAGCTATAATCAACTTTGTTAGCAATGTCGTTTAAAGAATCTTTAACTGCTTGGTTTACTTTGACAGCATTTTCCGCTGTTGCCTGTCCTGATAACAAACCAGCATTTGCAAAGCGTTCGCTTAAAACGTCCAAGGCTGTTGCCTGCCCTGTTTGGAAACGAGTAAGACTAGCTCCTTTTTGCTGTAGAATGTTTTGAGAAGCCCTCAACGATTCTAAACTTCCTGCATCTGTTCCTTGTCTAGCTGTCTTAATTAAATCCTCAGCTACTTCTTTAGGCGTGAAGCCAAGAGCTGCTTTAGCTGCAAAATAGCTAGGTTTTAGCACCTTACCTAAGCCAAGAGTAGCTACGTCAAAACCAGCAGACATAAGAAATTCATTAGTAGCGTCTGCAAAATCTAATTCTTCTCCTTCAAACACATCAGACATTAGAGAACCACCAGCAGAGCCAGAAGCGCCTCCAATAATACCTCCAACAACCATACCTACTGGCCCTAAAGGAGCGCCAGCGGCCATGCCAGCAAAGCTACCAGCAAGCCCTACAGGAATCTCCATGTTGCTTTTTAAAAATCCTCCAACACTCTCCAGCATTGACGACTCTTGCACTGGCGCTGTTTGGGGTTTCTGGAAGTCTGAAAGACTAGCCTTGCCCTGCGCTATAAGCTCGTCTTGGATTTCAGAGTCTGTGACGTTCTCTGGCACACCAGACAGCGTAACTTTTAAACCACTAGGTAATACATAAGTTACATTGCTCATTAGTCTCTTGCTCCCCAGATAACAACATTTTCTGTAGGTTCTGCATTGGCATACTGCGCATCTACAAAGTCTTTATAATCTTTCTTAGTAATGTCGTCTTGTAGCAAAAACTCTTGTCTTGCTGCTTTTCTTTCCATTTCCTTTTTATAAGACTGTAGCTGAGCTAAGTTAACTTTTTTAGATTTCTTTAAAGATTCTACCAACTCGTCAGCAGCTTTACGCTCTCCTTCTGTTGGGTTAGCTCCAAAAGCTCTTAATTTTTGAATCATCTTATTCTTGACCAAATACTCAAACTCACCAACATCGCCAGCCGTTGTGCCAAGGAAGTCAGTAATTGCTTTAGCAAACACAGGTTGAAAACCACCAGTGTCTATTTGATTTTGAATATCAATCAGCCTGTCTGCGGTGTATATTGCCTCTTGTGTTTCAGAGAATGTTTCAGCAGCGTCTGCCTGTATTTGGGCAAAACCTTTCCCTACAATTTTACCAGTTGATGTGGAGATTTCTCTTGCCTTACGTTCTGCTGGAGTTTCTCCAGAATCTCCAACAACAGTAACAGCACCAGAAGGCTGTGATGGGGCGTTAGGAGTTACAGGAGAATACACGGTTTTTGCTGCGTTTCCATCTTCAGTAGGATCAAGAGATTGAGTAACGTAATATAGGTTTTCGTTTTCGTCTTTGACCAGCTTAGTACCACCAAATTGATTTTTAGTGCTTCCTGCTTTTTCTTTAAAATCTTTCCAGTTAGCTGCTGTAATTAGTGGAGTGTCTCCCTTTGCTGCATCTGCAAAAGAAGGGTAATTTGCTTCTAGGTATTTAACCAATGCTTTTTGCTGACCAGCAGAGAAGTCTTGTACTTTCTTTTCCTTTACTAACTCCGCAGCCTTCTCAGGATCAGCAATGCCCAACAACTTAATAAACTTCTGTTGATATTCTGGATCGTTCCTATCAAGTTTAAGCAACTCAGTC